CAGACGCTTCAAACCATGTACTTTGAGCAACTCCAAAGCTGTAACGCTGATACCAAAATGCAAAAATAGCCTCAGTTGTTGAGTTACCAGAACCTGAATAACTCCTACTAAAATAGTCAGCAGTTCCATCTAACCAAACTGAATTACCAATTAGCGTTGTGTCAAAAGGTGCTGGTCCAGTACTTTGACCACCTGCACCTAAAAGAAGATTATTATTAAATACCATCTATGAATACGCCTTTGTTATCACCGCATGAACATCTGTAGATGTATGTACAATATAGTCTAACCTATCTACTGAATTGATAGAAGTAGAAATAACAGGAGCAGTACCATCAGGAAAATCCCAACTTGAGCCATAAGCAAGTGTTCTTGATCCTGTGCCATCTTGTACAATAAAGATACTTCCTACCTGACCTGCAACACAATTAGTTGGATTTTCTAATGTTCTGTTACCTGCTAGTGTAATTGCAAAGTTCTGTCCTGTATTAAAGTCAACTGCGATACTTGCTGCATCTGTGAGACTTACAATGTCTGCTACAGCAGCAGTACCAATACGAAGTTCTTTTCCTAGAAGTGCATCCACTCCAATAGCAACTGCACTTACATAAAAGTCTGTGCCGCTTACTGTACCAGTTAGTGTACCACCAGCAAGAGGTAAATGATTTGCAATGCTTGTCGCTAAAGCAGAAGACACTGTAGCTAATTCTGCACTTGTGGCAAAATTACTGCCATCTCCTAGTATAGTATTAATAGAGGTAATAGCTGCACTATTAACAGAAGTTAATACAGATACAGCATTTACTACAGTATTAATACTAGTTATAGAATCGAGGTTTGTTTTTGTTAGTGCTGATACTGCCGCTACCACTGTATTAATACTAGTAACCGCAGCAGTGTTAACACTAGTTAATGCTGACACACCTGCTACTACAGTATTAATACTTGTTATAGAATCAAGATTTGTTTTTGTTAAAGCAGATACTGCTGCTACTACTGTATTGATGCTTGTTACTGCCGCTGTATTTACACTTGTTAAAGCTGATACTGCAGCAATGTTTGTATTGCTGTTTCCAATGCTCGTAGCTAGAGCAGCAGATACTGTAGCAAGTTCTGCACTAGTAGCAAAATTACTACCATCTCCAATAACACCATTAATACTAGTGATAGCTGCTGTATTAACAGATGTAAGAGCAGATACATTTGCAACAACAGTATTAATACTCGTTATAGCATCAAGATTTGTTTTTGTTAATGCTGATACTGCAGCAACTTCATTTACTGTTGCAGCGGTAACACCAGAGATAAGAAGATCACCTGTTACTGCAAGAGCAGTACTAACTGAAACTGTACCAAAGTTTTGATCAGCAGAAACAAGAATTGTACCACTTACAGGTATTGAACTTGATACTCCACCATTTACTGTAATACGTATACCTGTACCTGCTTCAACTCTTTTTACTGTACCACCTTCAAGAGAAGGAACATTTGTAAGTCCTGAACCATCACCTACAAAAAACCCTGCACTTACAGTTCCATTAAAAACACCAGAAGACGCAGATACTCTAGCAACATTAATTGTTGTGTCAGCTAAACTTAGAGTAATAGTAGGATTACCTTCAGTGCCGTTTGCATTACCTATTGTTATTCCTGTACCTGCAGTAAGTGTCCTGCCATATACATTACCACCACTTACTGCAACAAGACCTGTCGCACCAGTAAGATCAGCTACATTATTTAATGTAGATGCATTAGCAGTGAGTGCAACACCATTTAATTGAAGTGTACCATTAATATTAAGTATACTATTAGTAAGCTGTAAAGGAGAACTATTACCATTACCATCTTGTACTGTTTGAAGAGTGGTAGTTATTCCTGTATTATCAGAACCTATTTGTAATAGTTGCTTATAACTATTAGCTATCTGTTTACCTGTAAGTGTTGCCATTATACCATATTCCAATCAGTGTCATAATTTTCCCAATTATTGGTTGCATCTTCCCAAGCAACATTTCTATCATTATTTAATGGTGGACGAGGATTACGAATACTTTCGTCATCACGTACATTAGCAGTCCTATTCTGTGGATGGTTCTTTAAATCGTATGCTCCCTCATAATCTGTAGGGCATACGAGCATACCATAACTATTCATTTTCATTACCCTATGAGGGTAAACAAAACCACAAATATCACATTCTGCCTTTGCTCTTTTATTACTTGCCATAATTATACTTTATTTAAACGTGGTAGAAAATAGGCACTTGCTCTTTCTCTGTCTTCATTCATTGCTCTTGCAAGACGTTCTTCATATTCTAATTTAAGAAATTGAATACGTGAACCATCTACACCGGGTCGTTTCATTGACATAAAATATGATAGACCTGCTGTAAGGCAGGGCAGAAAACGTCTCGAAACATCAGCAATTTGTACAGCAGATTTATTAACATCTTCAGTATATTTTATCTGTTCTAGTTTAAGAGTATCTGTTGTATTCTCTGGTACAGGCCAGAGGTGAAGAGTAGGATTAGCGCGGTCACGGCGAATAGCATACTGTGTAGGTCTTCCCTTTTGACCTTTACGAGGTATCTTGAGATACTCTTCCATACTAATTCTTTCAAGTTGTAAATCAGTATTATCTCTATTTAATACTGCCTCTGTAATATCTATTGTGCTGGAAGTAAGAGCATAAGCTGTGACACTAGTAGAAACTGAAACTACTGTTGTACCAGCAGTCCATAGAAGAATGCCTCGATTTTGCCAATCTTGTAAAAGAAGATTAATTGAACGACGAGCAGACTTAGGTTCATGCCCTAGTGTCTGTTCACCACCAATCATTTCCATTGCTTCTTGAATAACTTCATCAATATCCATTGAAAAGTTATATGTGCCACTGGTACTCATTAGAGTTATCCTTAGTCGTTATACTCTACAATTTTACCCGGTTCATAATCCACAACAACATCCTGTTCTTTAGCTTTAATTTGTGGACCTTTACGAGCAGCACCGTAACCTTGTCCAGTAGGACGACCTGTCATCTTAACAAGGTCTTCTTCTGTACGAGGATTTTTAATCCAGTTATACGTATACTCTTTTATTGCCATTTTTAACTCTCCTGTTCACCTTACGTTTAGTTTTTCTTTTCTTACTAGGTACTTTAGTAATTTGTTGTGGTATGCTTGATCTACCTATAGCCATTATTTTTTACCTTTTATCTTATACATAGCTTTTGACATTTTGTCACCTGCTTTATTTTTAGCAGAATTAGATAAATCTTTAAAGTGCACTACTTTCTTTGATGTTTTAGTATGAGTCTTTCCACTATGTATTGACCCATCTGGCATTTTATGAACTTCACCATAATAGGGTGTACCATCTTTAGTAAAATGTGTCATGCCTTTAGCCATCTAACACTTCCATCTCTTACGTGCTTGTCGTAGTCTTGAGTTAGGATTTTTAGCAGCTTTAGGAAACTTCTTCATTTGTCCTGCGCTACGTGCACAATAACTCTTTCTTCGTGCTGCTCGTTTACCTGTGGGTTTAGATTCAGTTACAGCAGTCTGTAGCTTACTACCGGGATTTTCTCTACGATATTTTGCCACACCTTTAGCTGTCATACCAGCACCTTTTTTAGTAGGACGCTTCTGCCCACCACCAATAGTATGACCCTTCATTCCTTTACCAGTAGACTTACGTTTCTTTTTTACAGCCATTATTTTTTCCTGCGTGTTTTAGTGCCAGTTTTAAAAGTACGAACCATTGTAGGTTTACCACCAACTCCTTGTGCCTTTGCTCTTTTACGTTTTACTGCAGATGATTTTTGACCTGCGGTCATACGCTTTGCTTTTGCAAGAGGTACACACTTAGGATATTTACGTTTACTTCCTTTAGCAGACTTTCTGCCACAAGGTTGGTACTTACCATCTTTCTTTGGTGCACCTATATCTACCCACTTCTCATCTACCCATTTACGTAAACCACCACCTGTTTTCGCACGCACAACTTTTCTTTTTTTAGTGGTAGATTTTTTAGCAGTTTTCTTTTTACCTCCCGGCTTTACTTTACCACTACAAACAGCAGACGCATACATATTTGCATAAGCTGAAGGATATACATCAAACTTACGTTTTGCTGCAGCTTTACCCTTTGGACATAGTTTAGCCACGTTTTCTTTTTCTCCTACTCTTTCTTGCCTTACTTAGTGCAATAGCTACCGCTTGCTTTTGAGGATACTTTTCCTTTTTCAGCTTACGAATGTTTGCACTAACCGTCTTTTGGCTTGAACCTTTTTTTAGAGGCATTACATATATAGTCTATTTTGACAACCGCCTTTGCCTTTTTTACCTTTACTCTTTGATGACTTGGATGTTTTACCCATAGCCATTTCCTGCTGCTGAGTGATAGAGCCGCCACCTTTGTACTTCTTGACTTTACCACCACCCATCATTTTCTTTTTACCATACATTGTAATTTTCCTTTCTTGCTTTAATTAAAAGCCTCTGAGTGCTTTACCTGCACCACGCCCAGAAAATCCTTTACGTTTTTTCTTTGCAAGTTTTTTAATTGAACCACCTTTTTTTGCACCACCAGTCATGTCAAAGTCTTTTTCAAACTGTTCGTCTGTAGCATATTTTATTCCGTACTTTCTAGAAAAATCTCCTAGACCAGTACCTTTCTTACCATAGTAACGATAACCATCATCAGTTTTTTTAGGAGTTTTTCCAGAAGTTACTCCTGCTGGTGTATCAAATAAATCTGAATCTCTTCCTGAATCTTTAGCTTTAGGTTTAGATTTTTTATATCCTGTAGCAGGTGTTTGTCCTGAACCAACTACCTTTCTTTTCTTTTTATCTTTCTTATCTGAAAAAACAGGTGCAGCTGTTGCTACCTTTTTAGGTACATTAGCAGATGGTGGTGTTCGTTTAGTTGGTGTTGGTTTAGGTGGTGTTGGTTTATTTTGTTTTTCTTTTAAGTTTTTAAGATTCTCTGCTTGTTTTTTCTTTGCTAGTCGAGAAGTACGTGCAGCTACCTCTCTTGATTCTTCTCTTTTTAATGTCTTATATGCAGGTTCTCCTCGCGGTTTTTTCTTTAATGTTTGTGCACGATTTAAATTTCTAAGTCTTGCAGCTTCACCCTTTTGTGGTGTAGGTTTAGAGTCTGCTTGTTTAACTTTTTCAAGTTGTTTTTTAATAACTTGTTTTGATGGTTCTGTTTTTNATTTTGTTAAAGGTTGTAATGCTTTTTCTAGCATAGGCCTGCTTAAACTTTTTGCTAACATTAAAACAGGTTTACCAAAAGCACCTCCTACAGCTGATGCAACTAAACTAGCCATANCAGTTTTTTGACGTTCAGTAGGTACATTTGCTTGACCTTTAACTTTTACTTTTTTANNNTCAGATATTTGACTATAAGGTTTAGCACGTTTTCCTAAAGCATGGGTAGATTCTCTTGCCATAATATTCTCCTAATTAGTATTTGGCACTAAGTTATTATCTGCACCTGCAGGACTTGCAGGAGTTTGCATATCATCTCGTCTCGTCCTGCGTGCCTGATTACGTTGCAGTTCAAGAACTTGTGCATATCTTTGTTCATAAAGTTGTGCACCGGGAAAGTCTTTTTGAAATAACATTGCTTCTACCATTGAGGCATTGAACAATAAGTCATAACAAAAGTCAGAAAAATAATTTGTTGGTGTAGCTGATGTAAGAGTAGTAGGTCTACTAATATGCACAACCTGCCCATTATGTGTAGAAGCAGGTGTAGGTGCAATTAAAACTGTACTGTTGTTACGTGGTGCATAGTAACGTGGTTCTGCTGTAGAAGCAGATACAGGCCAGTAGTCATTAATATATTCATCAGTTCTTTGAAGAAGATTAATTTTTGTAGAGTCACTTACAATATTAATATTCTTTACAATACGTGTTCCTGTTGGTAGTGTAACAATATTATTACCTGAACTTACAGCTACAGAAGTATACGTTACCAAACCATAGTCATCTAGGTCTTTGGTAAGTCTTTCTTCTGCACGATTGATCATGTTTGGCACATAGTCTAAAAACTCTGTACCATCATTTTCACATGCATTGAT